CGCACTAACCTCCGACCATGTTATTTTCTGCATGGACGGCGGGCTGAACGTCAGTATCGGTATGCAAGGCACGAGACAGCGCGCTGTGCAAATCAACGGTGACTGGGACATCTACCACGGTGCTACCAAGCTCAACGGGACGATTCCCATCAGCCGCGGCGGAACAGGTGGAACGACTGCCGCCGCCGCGCTGTACAATCTGATTAACGCGCTTTCCGCCGTCACGCCCATTGCGGGAGACAGAATCCCCTTCATAGCTGCAGACGGAAAGACAGCGGGCTATGTGACGCTTACAAACCTGCTGACGGCGCTCGGCTTCTCCAATGGCATCCTCCCGCTTGCAAAGGGTGGTACGGGGTCAAGTAGCGCCGAAGAAGCCAGAAGCAATCTGGGCATCACACCTGCCAACATAGGCGCGGCAGCAACATCACACTCGCACAGCGGCAATGACATCACATCGG